CATAAGGGTATTTTCACATCATGAAGTATTCAGGCGAAGAAGAACAAGCCCTCATGACCGAATTGTGGGACCCGCAAATAGCGGACGATCTCGAAAAATTCGTGCTCTTTGCCTACCCGTGGGGGAAGCCGAACACGCCGCTCTGCAACATGAAAGGCCCTCGATCCTGGCAACGTGATGATTTGCAGGCGATCACGGAACACATCAAGAATCAGAAGGGCAACATTCTTCTTGGCAACGATCCCGTCATGTGGCGGGAAGCGACGGCCTCCGGCCGCGGCGTCGGGAAGTCGGCAAAGATTTCATGGTTGGTGGACTGGATGATGACCACCAGACTAGGATCAACTGCTATCGTCACCGCGAACACCGAGCCGCAATTGAAAACGCGCACGTTTGCGGAGATCGGGAAGTGGACCACCCTCCTAATCAACAGTCATTGGTTTGAATCCACGGTCTTGTCGGTGCGTCCAGCGGAATGGTTTAAGAAATTGCTCGCGGATCAACTCTCGATTGACTGTGGGTATTACTACGCACAAGGCCAATTATGGTCAGAAGAAAACCCTGACGCCTTTGCCGGCGTGCACAACCCGTACGGCGTGATGGTGATTTATGATGAGGCTTCCGGCATTCCTGTTCCCATCTTCAACGTCACCGAAGGTTTCTTTACTGAACCGGTCCTTGATCGGTATTGGGTGGTGGCTTCTAACCCGCGGCGTAACTCGGGTGGGTTTTTTGAGTGTTTCAACAACCACAGGGCGTACTGGAAGCTCCGTCAGTTGGATTCTCGAACTGTTGAAGGAACCGATACCGCCCTGTTTAATCGTATGGTCGAGCAGTACGGGATCGATTCAGATACGGTCCGCGTCGAAGTCCTCGGACAATTCCCCGCCCAGGGCAACAAGCAGTTCATCTCCAACACCCTTGTCTCCGGAGCACAGGCCAGAACTTTAGAAAAAGATCCCTACGCCCCCCTGGTGATGGGGGTTGACATTGCGCGGTACGGTGATGACTCCACGGTATTTCGCTTTCGGCAAGGCCGCGATGCGCGTTCTATTGCGCCGGTGCGCTTTAAAAATCGCGACAACATGTATGTGGCGAACGAGATCGCGCGGTGGATCGATACGGTGAACCCCGACGCCGTGAACATTGACGCGGGGAACGGAACGGGCGTCATTGATCGTCTTCGGGAACGCAAGTACAAGGTGCATGAAGTCTGGTTCGGCTCCGATGCGGAATCCCCCGAGTGGGCGAATAAGCGCACGGAGATGTGGGCGAAGATGCGCGACTGGTTGGGGGGCGGGATCATCGACGGTGACCCGAGACTCTTCGGGGATCTCACGTCTCCGGAGTACGATTACTTCGGCAAGGCGAAGGATAAGATTATGTTGGAGTCGAAAGAATCGCTGAAGGCCAAGGGGTTTCGATCCCCGGATGACGGAGACGCCTTAGCCCTCACGTTTGCCACCCGTGTGGCGCGCCGTGATATCCGGGCGTCAACGGCGAATCGTGCGCGGATCGCGAAGGATGTTGACTATCCGCTATGCTCATGAGATATCCCACGTAACACATTGTGAGGCGAGTCTATGGGTGGTGGACCGGTGTTTCGATCCCTTGCGGCGCTTGGCACGCTTGGGTTATCTGAAGTGGCGCAAAAGAAGCCGTTTCAAGATCTGGGCAACGACAACCCAGTAAACGCGGCGGCCGGCGGGCCGTTGCGGTTTATCCCTGGTGGCGCGCAAATTGCGGCCGTCATGGGGATGGGCACGGACGCCATGACGCCCACAGCCCCCGCGTTGCATACCATGCCGGTATTAGGATCTGACAACGGGAACGCAAACGACGCACAAAAGAAGCTCGACGCCGCGGCGGAAACGGAACGGCAGCGCGCCGCACGTGGCCGTATGTCGACGATTCTCTCAAGCCCAGACGACGCCCCCGTAGCAAAATCACGAAAATTTTTAGGAGGCTATTAAGATGCGATCAACAGCGTTAGCCGTTGCAGCGGCATGTGCATTAGTAGCGGGGTGTGCGCCGCATAGTGAAATGATTCAGCACGGGAATGAGAAGATCTTGTTCACCCAAACGCAGAACGTGTGGGCGGATAACGTGTTACTGACGACCCCCTGCAAGCCGCTCCTGCGCAATGGGGCGTGCGATCCGGACGGGCCGACGCAGATGACGACGGCGACAGGGAAGGGTGCCGGAGTGCTCGGTGGAGTCGGCGGCGGGGTGGTCTCCGCGTTGATCATTCGTGATGGGCTGGTGAAAGGGAAACCGAAGGTCAACAACTCGAACACCACGAACGAACAGTTCTCAACGAAGTATTACCAAAAGTAATGCTGAACGAAGACGACGGCAAAGATCGGGCGCAAGCAATCGCCAAACGATGGGACACCGCAGGCAACGCGCGGGGGTCCCTCGATTCGTTGTGTGAAGAGATCGCGCGCCGGATCCTTCCCAATTACGCCGGCTCGTTTTCGAGTGGGGGGCACACACTCAACACCCCGGTCCAGAACCGTACGGAAGAGATGTATGATGCAACGGGCGCCCTCGCCTTAACGCGATTCGCCGCGGCGATGGAGTCGATGTTGACGCCGCGGAATTCTCAATGGCACAGTCTTCAGCCGTCCGATCCGACGCTCAAGAAACGTCGGAATGTACAATTGTGGTTCGACGAACTCACCCAAAGCCTCTTCAAATACCGCTACGCACCCGCGGCAAACTTTGCGAGTCAGCAGCATGAAAACTATATGGCCCTCGGCGCCTTCGGGACCGGCGCGACGTTCATTGATAAGTTGCAGCCCCGGTATGGTCGCGGGCTCCGGTATCGTGCGATTCACTTAGGTGAAGTCCGCTTTTGTGAAAATCACCAAGGCATCATTGATACCGTGATCCGGCGGTTCCCGCTCACCGCTCGGCAAGCCGCGCAAAAGTTCGGGGTGGCGAAACTCCCTGAAAAGATCCGGACGGCCGCGGTTGACATGAAGAAGTACGATAATTCGTTTCAGTTCATCCACTACGTGACGCCGCGTGAAGACTACAACCCGAATCGCTTGGATGCTTCCGGGCAACCGTACCGCTCGGAGTATGTCTCGGTTGAAGGCCCGGCGCATTTGCTGGACGAAGGGTACGCGAGTTTTCCCTATGCCATCTCCCGCTACGTCATTGCGCCCGGAGAAGTGTATGGCCGATCCCCGGCGATGCTGGTTCTCCCATCATTAAAGGTGCTCAATGAAGAAAAGAAAACGGTGCTTAAGCAGGGCCATCGTGTGGTGGATCCTGTTCTCTTGGCCCATGATGATGGGGTTCTTGATAATTTCTCAATGCGCGCGGGCGCGCTAAACTACGGAGGCGTGAACGCTGAAGGCCGCGCGCTGGTGCAAGTGTTGCCGACCGGCAACATCATGATCGGGAAAGAACTCATGGACGATGAACGCCTCGTCATCAACGACGCGTTCCTAGTCACGCTGTTTCAAATCCTCACCGAAACGCCGGAGATGACCGCGACGGAAGTGATCGAGCGCACGCGGGAAAAAGGCGCGTTGCTCTCCCCCACCATGGGGCGCCAGCAGTCGGAATCCCTCGGCCCGATGATCGAGCGCGAAGTCGATTTGCTCATGCAGCAAGGCTTAGTCTCCCCGATGCCGGACATCTTGCGGCAAGCGGCGGGTCAATACGTGGTGGAATACGATTCGCCGCTGTCCAGGGCGCAAAAGGCGGAAGGCATTTCAGGGTTCTTCCGGCTCGTCGATTGGTCGCAGAACTACGTGAACGTAACGGGTGATAAGCGGCCCTTGGATTGGTTGGACTGGGATACGGCGATGCCCGAGATTGCACAAGGGCAAGCTGTCCCGACCCGATGGATTAAAACATTCGATGCGGTGATGCAAATGAGGCAAGCGCAACAACAGGCCGCACAACAACAACAAATGGTCGACGCGGCGCCGGCGCTTGCCTCTCTTGCCAAGCCCATGATGCAAGGCGCCAAGTGAATCTTTCCCAGGTCTTAGAACGGGCGAAACAGTTTTTGACGTTTCGCAAACTCGCCTATACGCGGACCTTCGATCTTGAGAACCGTGATGATCGGATGGTACTGGAAGACCTCGCGAAGTTTTGTCGGGCGCATGAGTCAACGTTTCACGCTGAAGAACGGATATCCGGCCGACTGGATGGGCGGCGTGAAGTGTGGTTACGGATTCAACAACATTTGCAGCTTTCAGAGGATGCGCTCTGGAAGCTCTATCACAAGGGGGAATGACGTATGTTCAATGCGAGAAAAGGGCTATATCAGGCACCGGACGGGGCTCCGGCGGGCTCGGGCGCTACCCCTGGATCCGCCGCAGCGACCGCGGCGACGGGTGAGGGGAGTTCTACAACTCCGTCACCCGCTGCCAGCGGGACTGGCGCGGGCGATGGGTCGGCGGCAACGGGGGCGTTTGATTGGGGCAAGCAAGGGCTCGATACTGATTCCATGGCCTTAGTCAATGATCGGCAGTGGAAAGGGGTTCCGGATGTCCTCACTTCATATCGTAACCTCGAAAAACTTATTGGCGTTCCTCCGGAGCGTGTCATCAAGCTACCCGGAGATAAAGATCCCGTCGAGTCATGGAATAGTGTCTATGATCGTCTTGGAAGACCAAAAGCTGCCGCTGATTACAAAATCCCTCTCCCAGAGGGAGATACCGGCGAGTTCGCAAAGGCGATCGCCCCGATTTTTCATGAAGCCGGATTATCGCAGGCACAAGTCCAAAAGATCGCGGAAAAGCATAATGCGTTGATGGTCGAACAGACGAAGAAGGCGACGGAAGCGGCCAAAGCGACACAGGAACGAGAACTCGTCGAATTGAAAGCCGAGTGGGGCGCCGATTACGATAAACACAATGACACAGTCGACAAGGCCGCGGCCGCGTTTGGCATGACGAAAGAACACGCCGCGGCGTTAAAACAGGCGATGGGGCCGAAAGCCGCGATGAAGTTTCTTCATGCGATCGGCTCCAAGATCGCGGTTGAAGGCCAGTTTGTGGCCGGCGACAAAGGCGGCGGGGGAGGCTTCGAAACGATGAATCCGCAAATGGCCGAAGCGAAGATCAAAGCCAACATGAAAGACCGTTCGTTTATGGAACGGTTCAAC